CTATTTTTTAATTATGCAAAATTTTCAAAGATTTTTTTTTGAAAATTTTTCTCATTAAATTTTAGACCTCTCTCTGTTTCTCTATGCAAAGATAAGAACTATTTTTTAATCTACAAAATTTTTCTCGAAATATTTTTGTTAAAAATGAATTTTATTATTTTAATATTTATTTTCTGAAAATATTTGCATATCTCAAAAATTTTATTATTTGCGCATACATTATTTATTATCAAAAATTTTTATCAAATTTCCACCCATTAACCTCCGGGCGGCCTAAATTGCCCGCACGTTGTCCGCTATATAATACCTATATGATAACAAGTTAAGGCCATCTATGGTTCCATTACTATATCCTCTTGGTAATCCTCGTACTAAATCCCCATGGCCAGAAGATTCTAGGGGATTTTCGGAGGGCCTTTTAAGTGGCTATAGAATATCTGTATATTATATGCCTATTACCTGAAGGCCATATATGGTCGATAGTTAGCGTACTTAGGTAAGCCTTATAAGATCTATAGATAGGCCTAGTGGGTTCTTATATAAGGCTAGTAAGTATATGTGTAGTAAAGCTCTAGTACCTCTTAGGTAATTATATGAAGTCTATAGATGGCCTCTTAGGTATGTACATAGAAAAGCCCAGGTACCTTAGTTAGGCCTGGGCAATATTACTAGGTTAGTTTTAATCGAAGTATACTGTGAAGTATATACCAGCTGTAGTAAAGGGATAGTAGTAAAGGTTATCTGAAGAATCGGGTTGCTCAGTAGAAAATTCGATTAGGCAATCGTCTGTATTAATGTAAATACTGAGAAGGTGATTGCCAGCATTTATTAGCTCTGGTAAGTTTTCGTCGAATTGGTCATTTGAATTATATATGTATTCGTACCAGGGGTACTCTGGTAAGTAGTTAATAAGATTAGTGATGATCTTATTGGTTATCTGATTTACTGGGACTGAAGGATAATCGGGATGAACCTCTGGATCGTTAACCAGAGGTTCAGTACTGAGATTAGATTTAATGTTTGAGATGATTACTTGTTTTGTTGCCATGGTTAGGATATTTTAAAAGTTAAAGTCAATTGATACAGTGTAAAGGCTTCCGAATTCGTTAACGATAGAATCTTCGAAAGTATCCCGTAAGCATTCGAAGCAAGTGATACTGGCAGTGTCATCGTCATCGAAATGTTCTGTACTATTTTTAGCGAAGGTTAATATATGTACTCCGGCTTCTTCGTTTTCGATAGTTTGGATTGATACTAGAGTTAAGTAATCGGGAATAATGGTATTATCTTGTAACTCTTGTAAGTAAAGCTTAATGAAGTCTGATATACCTTCAGGAGAAGAGCATAGGTTACCTTCGGGAACTGAGAGCAGGGAGAGGTGAACGCATTTTGCAAAATTGAATTTAGTGTACAGTTTAAAATCTTTCATATTGTCTATATTTAAAAATGAATAATTAATTAATTTCTCTATGCAAATATAAGAACTATTTTTTAATTATGCAATATCCTTGATTGCCTTTCGAAGGCCCCTAATGTCCTAGAATTATCTAAAATAACCATAATATAAATACTTATGCAATTAACAACAATATTACTAGGATGGCAATTAAAATTGGCCCCTTGATTGCCTAGATTATTATTAAATCCTAGGGCCATTAATGGTGTAATTGTGTACCCAGTTTTATAAAATCCCAGACCTAAAATGGCCCCTCTAGGTACACAATTTTTATATAAATCCTAGCCTCTTGGCAATTAAAATCCGAGTCTAGGTACACAAAATCACAACCTAAATCCTAGATTACACAAACTAGCCAAACAGAACACTTTTCAATTACACGTGTGAAGCTAAAATACATACGTATCTAAATCCCACCCATATTAGTATATTATATATAGGCGTTACTAAAATAGCTACGTGTCAAAAAGGCTCATATACGTATCTCAAAAACTATTGCCAGAGTGTACTTTTTGCTTTTCTGTGATTTGAGGGGCCATGTATGGTGATTTTATTGCCTAAAATGGCCTCTGGGGCCTCAAGGATTTAGTACTTTAAATTTTGAGAGCTATAGTGTTTGGTATAGTAGATGGGCAGCCAAATGGGTATGTTCCTGACTTTTTCGAAAAACCCCCGTTGGTACACAGAAAAGAAGGGAAACCAAGATCCTAAGATATGTATATTAGTATTAGTTATGTGTATTATATATTGATTGTGATATAGGGGATTTGTATCTTAGTTAGTGATATCTGTATATTCAGATTAGGTGTATATGATATAGGTAGGTTTATTGTGTACCTTAATTATATATTATTTGTATATTTCTTTGTTGGGAGTGGGTTAGGTGGGTTGTGTACCTAGTATCTGTATACTTGGTTTTATTTTGTTTGGGAGGTAATTGATTATTACTTGGTTTGTGTACACAGAAATACCTAGAGTTTTCTAGGCTCTAGGTATTCTTTTTATTTATCTTTTGTGGTGTTGGGAGAGGGATACTAGATCTTCTGGGTTCTGAAGTATATCCTGTAGGTATGGGTTTATCTCTTGGATGTTATACTGGGCTTGGAACCTAGAGATGGTACCCTTTAGTTCATCTATTAGAGTATCATAGAGGTTATTGTATATTATCTCTTTGATTTTGGTTTGGACTTCTTTGTTTTGTTCTAAGGATATTTGTCGGGTGGTTGAGACTTGGATTTCTATTGGTTTCTCTAGGTCTGGTACCGTTGGTATGTTACCCATATAGTCTAGTCCAGAGATGAGTTCTAATATTTCTTCATTGGACATAGATAATATATAGTTGGGCTCTTTGTATACTTTGCAGGTTAGTATTTGATTACCCTTCTGACTGAGGGTGATTCTTGATGAAGGATTTGTTGTTTTCATTGTTTTAGTTATTTTTTAATTGTTCGAGTAGGTTTGATATCTCAAGTTGATGAAGGATTTCTGTTTCCTTGTGATTGGATTCCCATCTCTTGATGGCATTGTAATAACAGGTATATTGGGTTATCATCTCTTCCGCTTGGTCTTTATCTTGAATAAAGGATTTTAGGTGTTTTTTGAGATCAATTACGATTATATCTTGGTGTTCTGGAGTTAATTGAAGGATTCCGAATAGGATAGCCTCTACCTGAGAAGGGGAATAATCATAGTATTGGTCATCAGCACCTTTGGTTAAATCCATGCGAATAAGATTTTCTCTCAAGTTTTCGAATAAGTCATACTCTGAAGCATAGGTAATAATATTACCAAGGAACTCGTCAAAGGGTTCGTCTTCTATCTCGATTTCGTAAATCTCGATGTAGTCGATAGTGTCATTAATAATGAGTCCACCAGCATAGTCATAAGTATAAATGGTATAGGGATTAAGAAGTAATTTCTTAAGGTCTTGAATATTTTCTAATGTTTTCATAAGTTCTTTGTTTTAGATGGTTATTTCTTCTCTTGGCATTGTTAGGACTTCGTAGATAGCATCATCTACGTGGATATTGAAATAGGATGTATGGGAAATGATTTCCTCTAGGTCTTCCTCTTTTGGTTCCCATCCATAGTATCTGGCAATGATATAGGATTTGAGTACATCCCTGATATCTGAGTTATGAGTACCTATGTGATAGGTACTCATGATGTAGGCAATTGTTTTCATGGCATTATCCGAGTAATTGTTTTTCGAATGCTTCTTGGTCATCGGGATCGGGCCAGTTAATGGATTCTTCCATGTATTCAATGACTAAGTCCATAAATTGTCCCTGTAATTCTGGGGTAAGTGTTGAAATTTCTGTTTGTACTTCCCGTTGGATTTGGTCGTAGTGATAAGCAAAGATTCTGCGGATACGGGTTGAGATACCGGCATACTTTTTTAATAATTCATTATTTTTCATAAATCTAAAGTTTTTAAAGTGAATACTTAAATTAATTTATCTGATGCAAAAGTAATATATTTATTTTATATATGCAAACCATGGTTATCATGGCTGAGGAATGGGTATGATATCTGTTATGATGACTTTTTCTGAAGTAAGATTCCAATAGTTCTGGATTTCCTTCAGGGCATTAATCATATGTAGATGTTCAGATATTAGTTCCTCCCCAGGATATCTGAGGTAATCTCTTATTTGTTCTGTTCGATAATTGATGGTAAAGGCTTGAGTATCCTTTAGTATCTCACGTACATGCGTTTGTCCGATATTATTTACCTGTATATTATCGAATACCTGATATGAAATTAGAAATCTACCTTGGGTTAGCATATATCTCCATTATTTGTTCATATTTATCCGTGCTAGTAAAAGTATCAAGGAAATAGTTATATTCCTTCTCATTAGTATGGAATGGATGCTTGTGCAATTCATATTTGCAATAATGTTCCCATGGGTTGCCTGGTATGAATGTATCTAAGTTAGGCCCCGAGGAATTAAGGAATAGGACTAGGATAAGCCCTAGTCCTATGTAGTATAATGCTGTTCTCATAATTCGTTACAGATTAGTTCTATGTCCGTTAATTGATTCATGTATTCCTCTTCTGAAGATATATCTAGGGATTTACATGCTATGTA